ACTGGGGTTACTTGTGATTGGTCGATCTCTCGCAGTTGAACACCGGGAGACACAAAGTCAAACTTGGTAGGCATTAATTTTCTCCTAATAAAATTTATTTTTCCTAGTAAATAGTTAAATAAAAGACCAAAGTCACAAATCTCTGAATTTCTCACCTGACTTGTCCCAAGGCTTAGAGTCCCCTACAATAACCCGTTCTCTAGAAATCTTCACTTCCACAATTGACTCCTTTGTTTGAATAAAGGGTTCGTCGTCATTGTGATCGTTACCTGTAAGATAGCCTAAGATTTTGATTGTGGCTTTAGCTGTGAACATTCTTTCGTCTTGTCCGAGGTTTCCGGAGCTTGTGATGTTATAACTAGAGTCAATAAACGCTTCATAACGATATCCATTGTTCTCAACGATAAAGTTTCGTCGTCTCTCGGATATGAAGAGAGGAAGAATGTGATTCATTTGTTGCTGGTACTCGGTACGGATAAACACTTCAAAAGTACAAGACACATAAACAGGTCGTGGAATGCTAATTGTTTCATATACAACCTTTTTCGATGAAGATGGTCCAGTGAAATCACCAGTCTTTCTTCTGAGGTCTGCATTCTGAAAGTTTTGAGTCTTGTCTTGCTTGATAACTCTCTTTACTTGAATTCTATCATCGGTTAATTGTTCAGATTGAACCGAGCCCTTAAAGTCGTCATCTTTTGACAATGAAGTACGAGCGATTGTGATCAAGGGAAGCCTTAACTTTCCAACACCGTCTCTCAAGTCTTTGTTGTTCTTTATTTGGAAGGCTCTCTCCGAACCAAGCCATAAAACATTTACCTTCTCAATTCCTTTGTTGGTAGTCACACAAGGATTGAGGGTTTCATCAACAAAGCGGAATACCGCAGTGTCTATGTTCTCTAAGGTAGATGGTGTTGAAGGTACTTTGTTATCATTCTGCATTGAATAGTCCGTCTCTTGCTCTTATACAGTCAGCTGAGATTTCAAAACGACTTTCTGGTTGTCCAAAAAGAAGCTTTGGCTCATTTAACTTTACTATTTCATAATAGATAGATCCAAATCTTACGAAGTCACCTTCTCGGACGAATAAGTTTTGGTCTTCGGTCAACCTTCGCTTGTGGAAGTTGACGGTAATCTTGGTTGACTTATCTAATGCGATATTTTCTAAGTCTGCTGTCTCCACACCGTTATATGTTACAAGGGCATAGACTCTGATCGGGTGGATAAAGTTTTTTTGGATTGCCTCTCCATATAATGGATGGAAATCTGTGTTTTCGATATCAATCGGGAAGTAAAGGACCTGTTGTCCAACGACTCTCTCGATAATTTCGTCATTTACCTGCTTTACAAGGTTCTTTTCCTTCTCTCCGAGGAACAGAGGGGCAGGTGGCTGCGATGGTCTTTCCCATTTAGACACTACAAGAACCTCATAAATTCAGATTTTAAAACGTACAGCGACTCAGACATAGGGCTCTCTATCACAAAGTCCGCAAAGATGTCCAGCAGTAAGTTTGGGTTTTTTAATAAGTCATTCATAGATTTAGAGTAATCATCAATGTGCTCCCATCGGGTCACGTCCAACTCTTGTACAGCTGCCGCTAGATCATCTGATGAACCATATGGTTCACCAGTAGAGAAATCCAGAAAAATTTTCTCACCTTTTTGTACCAAGCTGACTTGCGAGTCAATACCGGGAAAGTACTTTTTAAATTCATCAAAACCTTTCAGACCAGTGTAATACATGGCTCTTAAGGTACTTCTTAGTTTTTCAAAATCTATTTTCCCTTTCATGCTAGAGATATCTATCTTTGCTTCAATTATCCATGAAGCATCCTCAAACCAGGCACCATCGTTATTATCAGAGATCCAAATATATGATGATATGGTGCTATCACCAATTTTTTTGGAATATTCGTAATCTCCTTCGTTAATAGAGTTAAGGATTTCGGTGTCGCTTTCCAATGAAGAATGCTTCTTGAAGTATGTAGAGTCATCATATTGTATCCCCAAGAGACTTAGGGATTCTTTAATCATTGATTCGAAACCAGTATCGGTTGCTGAACCTCCGTACGATATACCATCCGCCCCTATATCAATCGGCTGCTTAAGCTTCATATATTTGTCTTTTTGAGAGTATGTTAATTGTTTAAAGATATTTTTTCTTGACCCTACAGGAAATTTACCATACAAAGCATCTTCGACTACGGCAAATTCAATGCCCTGCAGGGATACTTTTCTAACTCTCACTCTTCCTGTTGGTACTATACCTTCGACATCCCTGGTCTCATCTTTAAATATTTCTTTTCCCTCAAGAGCATCTAACATAGCTTGATCAGTTCCACCAGCCAAGTCTTCAAAATCACTTTTTAAAACGGAATATATTATTGCCCCGTCTCTTTTCGCATCAGCTAGGACGCATTGATCATATGCACCATCCAAGCTATGGCAACTGTCAAGCCCATCGTGATCAGACATTCTGAGCACATCTATTCCATCACGAGAGAGGATAAATAAAACATTGGATGTGTCCTCTGGCCATTCGACTGATCTACCAGTTAGTTCTCCCTTGTTTTGCTGAAACAGGTTGTGCAACTCATTCGCTTTTTGTTGTATTTCATCAAACGTGTCCCATCCGGCCTCTGCTAGCAAAAAACGAAGATTGTAATGCGGATTTGATGTTAAATTGTTTGGGTCAATATCTTTATCGATAAATTTAATAAATGTGGTCACTAGACCTGTTGCTCTGTTGTGATCCATGTCCATGTAGGTTTCTCTGATCGCAGGTAAATCCGTAGTAAATTTTTTAAATTCACGGGTGAATTTTTCTAAACTCATTTGTTTGATAATTTTTTCGCCTATAGATCTTTTGCGAGTTTCGGGATTAAATTTTATTTTAAAACCTGTATACGAGACCATAGGTACCGACGTGGTTATGACTCTACCTTCCTTTTCTGTATTTTTTCTGTCAATTTGCACAGAATGAACCCCGCTGGTCATCAACTCATTCATTCTATCCAAGTCGGTGGATTGATAATTCAAGATTAGCCGGCTTGAACTACCAAAAATATCTTGAAACGAGTCGTTTATCCCTTGACCCAGTTTCGCAACATGTCTTTCATCCGCCTCACTTAGAAACTTCTTCCAATTTTCTGTTATTAATTTCATTATTTATCCCACGAAGATTTTTAAAGGAACTTTCTGAACAATTGCGTCCATGTTCTCAACCATTCCCTTGTCTGTCTCCGCAATCTTGGAGTATAACATCTCGTCGAGTTGCTTATTGAGTTCTTCACGCAATGCTTGCTGCTCTGAAGAGGCTTGACTGAGAAGGTCTGAGGCGTTCAGAGAGACGTTGTCTCCCGGTATGGGTATGTTACCCCCAAACTTGCCTCTAACTTGCCCTAGAGTCTCTTTTGAGAGCGCTAGAGAGAACCTTCGGACCCATTGTTGTCCAATTGAGTTGATTTTCGCAAATGGAATGTTCTCCATCGGCATTGTATTCATATTGTTGATACCATCCACGCCTGAATCGTAAGATCCTGTGTCGAATGCATTGTTACCATCTTCTACTGTGAACCTAAACCAGAACTTATCTTCGCTGACCGAGTCAGGTGCAGGATACAATCTAAGTTTATTGTCGTTTATCTCGTATGAGTAGTGAGACGTTCGTGTATAAAGGTGATCTTCATATGAAATTGCTTGAAGTTTGTTTTGCCAAGGAGGTATAACGTTGAATGTAGAGTCATCAGCGTACTGTCCGTAGTTGTGCATGTCTCCAACAACGTTAAGTCCACCGTAGTATCCATAGAATCTCCACATTTGTCGAGGAGTTATGTAATACACTTGTCTGATCTTAATTCGCTTGTTGCCCATACCATCCCAATCAGCACCAGATTGTGAAGCTGAGACAATGTTTTGAAGGTCATAGTCTTGCTGTTCGTTAACAACATCGAAAGAGGCCGAGTATAATGGCTCGGTCCCACCAGCTGTTGCTTCGGTTGAGAACTTGTCTGCATTTCTGAATGCATAATCGAATTGGAACTTCGGATACTTCAATGCAACGTCATCTGTACCAGAGACTGTCCCTTTGTGGTCAAAAGACCCTGTAGGGCCTCCTAGGGCGCTTCCTAAGGAGTTTCTAGCTTGATGGAGGTTCACGATATAGCTATACTCTAAACACGCTTCCTCGTAGTGATTATAGACGTTCTTGGCTGTGATTTCAATATCAAGTACATCTCCGCCCAATCGTTTGTATGTGTATGCGACCTGAGCCTTTGCTCCTGCGATAAAAGCTGAATCTGTATAAAATCCAACAGCTAACGAACCTGTGATGGTAGCATCGGTATCAGCTGAAGTCTCGGGTAAAGTAATCGCCGACAAGGTTGAGGTCGGCGTTAAATCTGGAAATGACATATGAAACCCTCCGTCAGTCTAAATAGTTTGGATTAAAGTAAACCTCCGAATGCTAAGGCATTCGAAGGAAAGGAGGTTAAAATGAAACTTAATTACTTTACTTTGTTGAAGATTTTCTAGAACGTCTGCGAGTAGTCTTCTTTTTCTTGACCTCTACAACAGCTTCTTTTGTTTCTTCAACGATGTCCGCAGCAGTTTCAATTGCTTCTTCTACTGCTTCTTCAACAACCTCGGCTACTTTCTTAGCGGTCTTCTTAGTTTTCTTCGCAACTTCTTTGACCTCTTCGACGGCTTCTTCGATTGTTTCCTCAACTGCTTCTGCAACCTCTTCGATTGTCTCAACGACTTCTTTGATTGCTTCTGCAGCTTCGGCTTTAATTCTTTCTTTCGCTGAGTTTAACGGTGCGTGGTGACCAAGTTGCTCTCTAAGTGCTTTTGCCTCTTCGCTGCCCTCTTTTGCTTGAGAAAGTTTATTCAATAATTCCGCTTTTCTGCGGCGACTGATAAATTTAACTTTACTTGACATATTTGATCCTCTGTAAATTATACAATAAATAGTTCATTATTCGGAAATATCAATATTAGCTTCTGAAATGATAAGCGCTAGTTCTTTTATATGTTCTAGCATGTTTTTGTTTTGTTGTAGAAGTTGTCTAACTTGCTCTTCTAAGTTTGCTATTCTTTGTTCTTGTAGTAATGGTTGTAACATTTTATCTCCTAAGTTTATTAAATAGTTTTTAAAAAAAGAAACCCCCAACCAAAAGGAAGGGGGGTCTGTAACAACAAAAGACTTAAAATAAATTAAGCGATTACTGCTTCTGCTGTCCCAGTATATTCACCACTCAAAAGTTCCCAAGTAGAACCACTCCAGATCAAACCAATTGGAGTATTCGGTAAGTTAGTGGTAATGTTTGTACCTGCTCTAAAGTTAGCTGGTGTTACTACCATATCCACAGTATTGTTGCGAACGACGTGGATTATGTATTTAATTTGACCCGCAACTGTCCCATCAGCCAAAGAAACGTGAGCTTTACTAGTAGCAGTTGTAACAAGAGATACTGGCTTCACTAATGATAATGCTGTCGCAGCACCAGCGGAGGCCCCACCTTCAACTGATTCAGTTGACAATGATAAGTGTACAGCACCAGAAACTGTCGGTGCAGTCAAAGTTGTGTTTGTGAGATCAAGATCTCTATCCAAGGCTTCCAAAAGAACCTCAAGTCGGCCTAAGCCCATTCTACGATTTCCCATAATATTTTCTCCTTATAAATTATATTATTGCAATAACTTGTTTTTAATCAATGATGTATACCAGCGGCCTCGGTATAAATCTTTCTAGGGACAGCCGCCCCGTCCCAAGGAGAACAAATTCAAGTCACATATAAATAGTCTTATATAAGACAAAAGCCCCAATCCCATAAGAGAAAGAGGCTTTAAAATTAGTGAATACTAATCAGTGATTAGGAAGAACCTTCTTCACCAATAAGTCCACGACAGATAACCAATCCGTACATATCAGGGCGAACCATTTTCTTCGCATAGCGAGTCATGACACCTTTTCTAGGTACGAAGTCTTCCACACCGAAGATGGTAGGAGTGACTTGTAGTGGCACATAAGGAGCAT